CGTGATCCATACCGTGCTGACCCCCGCCAGCGACATCGACACATTCTCGGGCTGCGTATCCATGCCTGATTACGGCACGATTGCCGCGAACTGGAAGTGAGCCATGACCATCCGTACACCATCCGGCCGAACCGTCACCGTCACGCTTGGCGTGGTCTGGCACGACCGCGACCGGACGCCAGTCGTCCACTACACGGGCGACGAGACCGCCGACGTGTTGGTCGCGTTCGGCAACGTGCTGCTGCCGGACCCGCCCCCACCGCCCCCGCCGCCGACGCAGGAGCTCGAAGCCGCAGCGGTGGAGGCGGTCGCCACCAGGCCGATACTCGGCGAGGACCACGACGCGCTGGTGGCCGCGGTAGCGGCGCTGGCGGACCGGGTGGCGGCGATGGAGAAGGCCGCTACGGCAGAAGTCCCGAAGTAGGTGTATCGTATTGTATGAGTCACGGGATGTTCCCGCAACGCAGAGTACCGGAGTCGAAATCAAGAAGGAGGTCTGACGATGAAGACGTTGACGTTGGGTCGCATGATTGTCGCTCTGGTGATGATCCTGTTCTGCTGCATGATCGGGATTGCCCTGGCGTGTGCCGTTTCGGGCTGCGCCGGATTCGGCAGCGGTACCCCGAAAACCGCGTTGTACACGTTCAACATCGCCAAGGATGCCAAATCCACAATCGTCGTGGGTTCTGCCGGCACGCAGACGTACATGCCGCAGACCCTCGAAGTTGCCGACGTGCCTGATGCCACGAAGCTGACCGCTACTACTGGGCCAGAGTTGCTGGCCAGCGGCGCCACCGCGGCCGGTGTCGCCAAGGGCAAGATGTCTCAGGTAATCGTCGGAGCCGACAACGCCAAGCGAACCGCGGAAAACGACGTGAGCGCGGCTATGCAGGCGCTGGCTGGCAACGAGCAGACGACCGCGGGGCAGACCCCGGCAATGGTGCAGCGACAGGGCGAAGCCGCGGCTACCGGCACAACGACCTCGACGCCTATGGCAACCAAGACAACCACCGTCAAGATCCCGCTCACCGGGCAGGGCTCGGCTACGGTTGACGACGCTTCCACGAATACCGGCACCGGCACTGCTACGCCCAGCGAGACCGCAACACCCGCGGCGGAAGCGGGAACAACCGGGGTTGAGGTGGCCAGCAAGATGACGAAGAACGCCGACGGCAGCTATACCGTCGTCACCGACAAGGGCACCCATACCGGGGAACTCCTGCGCACGCCGACCGAAGCGGGGGGCCAGTACGTGCTACTGCGCACGGATGGCTCACCCGTGGCGTTCACCTGCGTCGGCTGCGCCGACGAGTAGTGTTTTGCGCGGACCCGGCCGGGGCCTCCTTTCTCTTTTTTCTTCCCTCCACCCGGCCGGGTTCGCCACCATCGATACCAGGGGTATGGGGTGACGGCATGGCCCCCCGGACGGCAGCAAACACAGTGGCGCACTACCTGCTGCGGTGGGCGTGGAGTTGGGCCACGCTGGTCGCAGGTGTCTGCGGCGTGGTCACGCTGGGTGCGTGGCAGACCGACCTGGACGAGTGGGTTTTCGGGCACTACCTGACGCACTGCGACAGATTGGGGTTCCTGCCATGACGCCAACCCATATCGGCACCCCGTTTACCTGCGACGGCCATGTAATCGAGTGGCTGTGCCGGCTTGATGTCTACGCGGTCCCCGGTTCGCGCAACGTATTCCTCGCGCACCCGTGGGGCGCCAACGTCGACGGCGTGGACTACGTGGCGCCAGGCGATATGGAGACCGATGGCGTGAGCGCCGGCCGTCTGCTCTGGCGTGTCTTGGACCCGCCCATCCGGTCGCTGCTGTTCCCCGGTGCATGCATTCACGACGCGGCCTATGGCGGCATTCTGCTGGCGGTGGACCGGCATGGGAACGAGCTGACGGTGGACAGGACGCATGCCGACTGGCTACTGTCGATCCTAGGCCGGGCCAATGGGTACGGCCGGACCAAAGGCCAGGTCGTCCACGTCGGGATCACCGCGCTCGGCTGGCCACGCTGGAACGAGCTGCATGCCTACAACGCCCAGTTCATTGACCGGACTAAGTGGGAATACCGATGGCAGGACTTCGTCACACCGGAGCGCCCATGAACGCAACACGCCGTATGTCGTCCGAAGAGCCGACCCGTGAGACCATCCTGCCGTGTGACACTCCATGCAACAGGCTGGTGCAGCACATGGTCACGTACGCCAGGGACCGGGCGTTGGCGTGGGGCATGTTCGGCATTTGCGCGCTGGTCGCCGGCTATCTCTGGGTACGCGCGGACAAACTGGGCGAAGACGGGGCAGAGCGCAACGCCCTGATCCGCGAGGTCATCGTAAAGGTGGACAACCTCAGCACCAGCATCCACGACTTGCGTGCGAGTCTGCCAAGGACCCCATGAGCAACCCAGACTCAGACGACAATATGCACTACCAGAGAACCGACAACCTGCGCCGGCAAATCCGCGAGACGCAGGCGCGGTTGCGCCAGGTCGGCGCGATGGTCGACGAAATGCGGACGCACCTGGTGCGGCTCTGCGCGGCACTGGCAGACGCCGACGGCCACGCCGACGAGAGTGGCTGGATACCTTAGCGCCGACCAAGCCACGGCGCCACCGGCCCCGGTCGCATTCACCCCGACCCGGGCCGGTTCTTTTTTTGATTATTTTCTTTACAAGCGCTTGTAATGCGTTGAGCCGGGGTGTATTGTATTGAGTAGTAGGGCAAGGTGCCCTAAGGAGCAAGGCAAGATGAAGACCGCAACAGGAGAAGGCAAGATGAAGACCGCAGAATACATCGCCGTATGGCGAGACGAGGACTCCGACCCGGAGAGGCCGGTGTACTGCGTCAGCGTCTGTGACGACGACGGGGCAGAGCGCTGCTTGGATTGCGCCGCGCTGGCCGACACTGCCATCATGGTGGGAAAGGCCGAAGCCGCTTCGAGGCACATTGAGTGCCGCATTCAGTTCTGAGACCGTCCAAGCAAGGAGCAAGGCAAGATGAAGACCGCAACAGGAGAAGGCAAGATGAAGACCGCAGAAGCCACGAGGAAGATTGAGGATCGGAATCGGTATTGGACCTATGCCAACACCCAGCCGACGGACGCAGACGCGCTGGCCTTTGCCAGCGGCGACGGCCATTGGGCCGGCGATGAGGGGGATTGGTCCGACGAGGACCTCCCCCTCTTCCGCAATCGTGAAGCAGTGGCGGAGGCCGCCGCGGCGGGCGGAGCGGACAGCAATCGGCTATCCTTTCTGAAGATAGCAATTTACCCGGCGGGGACGCCGCGGCCCCCAGAGAGGGACGACGCCCCCCAGGGGCGCTATACGGACGCCGGGTGGCTCTCGCACCGCCCGTACGGGTGGTGCGAACATCGGTGCGGAGGTGGAGCCTCATGGCTCCACGTTATTCTGCGGGGAGAGAAATCGTGGTGAAGCACAGCCGGCCGTCGGTCAAGGTCTTCGCGAGAGACGAAGGATTGGCGGTCGAGGGAGAGCGGCGGGCGGTCGTGACTGCCGCGGATATCCGGGAGGGCCTGCGGCGGGCGTTGTTGGCGCCAATAGAGGCGCGTTTCAACGGGCATGTGAGATCCGAGGTGATGTCTCACCTCGACTGGTTGGACAAAGTTGGGGAGGTCGCCGTGCGCCTCCATAATGAGCGTCCCGGTGGGTGGGAAGCAGAGTGGGAGGTGACGGCGAGGTGGTGAATCGGAAAGACGGAGGAATGACCATGGAACCAAAGCAAGCCGCTGCCCAGGCGCTCGGCGCCATCGGCGGGCGCAGCAGGAGCGCCGACAAGGTGGCCGCGGCAAGGACAAATGCGGCCAAGGCCCGCCGCGCGCTCGCGGCAAAACGCCAGGCGGATGCTGCCCGTGTGGCAGCGCTTACGGGAGACCCGTCATGACATCCGGGGAAGAACTTTGTCAGGCCGCACGCAACGTGCTGCGGGACGCCATCGCATCGGCCGTGCGGTTGGCCAGGCGTCACGGCACACGGCACGACCTGATGCAGATTGCAGCCCTCTGCGAGTGCGAGGCGGTGCTCATCCGGCAGGAGCTGCGCGAGAGCGGGAAGACGTACCCGCAGTGCGAGGAAGACTGACATGAGTGACAACGACGAGAAGTTGGACGCATGGCTGGCGCTGGCGGCGCTGGCGATCACCGTGGGCCTGGCGCTGGTGGCGCTGGGCTGGATGCTGGGCGCGGCAACGATTGGAGGTGCGATGTGAGGCACGAGGACTGGCAATTCACACTGTGTGCCGCGCTGGCCGTGCTCGGCGCGGCGATCTGCACCGGCGTCGGGTTGGTCGGCGGCGACTGGCTGCTGTCGCTGATTGGGAGGGTCACGGGATGACAATCTCAGAACGCAATCCGCGGACTGGATGGTGGTTTGGTGGGGAGGAGCTGCCGCATGGTGACGGGCGACCGGTCACGCCGGGCTGCGTGTTTCGCGTCCCCCCCCCGATTAAGTTGTGTTCGCGAGGCCTGCATATGGCGCAGCACGCGCTGCAGGCTATGGAATGGGCGCACGGTTGCAAGGTGTGGCGCGTCGAGGGCTGGGGAGAGTGCGCCAGCGACGCTTTCAAGTGTGTTTGCGAATACCGGCGACATTTGTGGCAACTCGATGCCGAGAATATCCTTAGGCGCTTTGCCTGTCGATGCGCGCTCGACGTGCTGCCTTCGGACGTGTCAGACGTGGTGCGCACGTACCTTAAGCTGGCAGACCGCGCGACTGATGGTCAGCGCATTGCCGCCTGGGATGCCGCCTGGTCTGCCGCCAGGTCTGCCGCCTGGGATGCCGCCTGGTCTGCCGCCAGGGATGCCGCCAGGGATGCCGCCTGGGCTGCCGCCGGGGATGCCGCCAGGGATGCCGCCTGGGCTGCCGCCTGGGATGCCGCCAGGGCTGCCGCCTGGGATGCCGTCGGGGAAGCCGTCGGGTTTGCCGCCTGGGATGCCGCCTGGGCTGCCGCCAGAATACGTTATGAGCGGCGGCTAGATTCCATGTTGTACGCAGAGGCGAAGAAACTCGGAACGCCGAACACGGAGGCGGGAGAATGACGACGGAGTGGTTGACCACAAACGCACAAAAAGGAGAATGAGGACATGGAAGCAACGTGTGCTGTGTGCGGCGAGCAAAAGCCGCTCTGCAATTCCGTCCGCATCGACGGGATTCAACAGCCGAGGCTGTGCTTGGACTGCGTGTCGAAGCTGCTCCGCACTGGCAAGGCCAAAACAAACGACGCCTACTGGCTGAGGCAAATGGCGCAGCTCGCTGATAAGGAGAGTCTTGACGCGCTGGCCGCACGGCGGTCGCGAAACGACACGGAGAGCAAGACATGAAGATTGACCACCTGAGCCATTCGCAGTGGCGCGCCTGGCATACATGCCCGGCCGCCGCCTATGCCCAGTATGTGCTGGGAACCTACCATCCCGGCACGACGGAGGCCATGGCGCTCGGTACGCTCACCGAGGCCGCGATCACCGACCCGCGGGATGTACTGGACCTGATCGCATCTCTGCGTCCGAACGACCAAGCCCTGCTCACGACCCAGAAGGGGGCTCCTACGAAAGACGCGGAACGAGCGGTGCAGTGGGGCCGGCAGACCGCCGAGCTGCTGGATCTGGACGGGTACGCCATGCAGACAGAGCTGCGTCCGGCCATTGGGGGCGTGACGTGGATCTGCAAGCTGGACCTGTGGTCTCGCACCGACGGCATGGTGTGGGACGTCAAGACGTGCCCGGCGGACCCGCTGGCGGAGACATGGGTACCACGACTCGAGTGCCGCGGGAACTGCATTGCCGAGCGCGCCTACGGCTATCAGTTGGCCGCCTACCGCGAGGCCGTCCGGCAGGAAACCGGGGGCCTTTGCGACGTGGGGATCATGGCAATCGGGAAGCACAAGACACGCAATGGCGACCCGGTTGCCAATCTGTGGCTGTTCTGTTGGGAAGACGGCAGCCAACTCGACGGCTATCTCGATGCCATGGCCGCAAGCTGCATGCACCCGTGGACGTGCGGAACCGGCGCGCTCGTGCCGCCGATTCCCGAGATGTACGAAGCCGGAGCGCCGTTGCCCCGGTGCGAAACGTGCGACTGGTGTGTCACCAGTCGCGAACAAAGGGTGCGGATGTACTCCGACCCGCAGAAAAGGGGAAGGCAATGATGACCTACAACGAAGCACCGGGACCGACCATGGACGCGACAGAGTTTTGGAAGCTGTTTGGCGACTACGAACGCGAAGACACAGACTGCCAGTTCTCTGACCTCTCCGGCCAAACCATCGTCAACATCCAGGGAGATAAGGGTGATGAGTTTGCGGTGCTCACACTTGCCGACGGCCGCCAGATGGGAATGGCGCATATCCAGGACTGTTGTGAGAGTGTGACGCTAGAGAGCATCCGCGGCGATATAGAGATGGTCGTCGGGCACGAGATTGAGTACGCAGCAGAGACCAGCGGAAGCGCCGAACCGGCGTTGGGCTTCCTTGACGATAGTCACACATGGACATACTACTACATCCGCACAGAAGGTGGTTCAATCGTAATACGCTGGTATGGAACCAGCAACAGATACTACAGCGAAAACGTGTACTGCCGGTGGTTGACCACAAACGCACAAAAAGGAGAATGACAACCATGAATGAAACCGAAACCGCAGTCGTGACCGTCGATCCTACAGGCAATCTGCCTGCGCCGACCTTCGGGGCACAGATGCAACTCCAGAGCCTGGCCAACGCCCTGGAGTTCGCTGCCGTGGTCGAGAAGTCTGGCCTGGCGCCGAAAGGCATGAACCGGGAGGGCATCGTCATCGCCATGCAGATGGGTTATGAGGTTGGCCTGAGCCCCATGCAGGCGATTCAGAACATCGCCAGCATCAATGGCAGGCCGGCGATCTGGGGCGACGCGCAACTGGCGTTGGTGCGCGCCAGCGGCCTGCTTGAGTCCTACGCGCAAGAGCCGATAGGGGAACCCGGAACAGACGGCCGCGGCTACAAGGTTACGGTCCAGCGTGCCGGGAGCCCGGCAGCGTCCGAAGAGTTCACGGTGGCCGATGCCAAGCGCGCCGGCCTGTGGGGCAAGCAGGGACCCTGGACTCAGTACCCGCAGCGGATGACGCTCTTCCGTGCCCGCGGGTTCATTCTGCGCGACCAGTTCGGCGATGTGCTGAAGGGGCTGAAGTCGGCCGAGGAAGTTATGGACGAGCCGCGTGAGATCGACGTCACGGCTGTAGGCACCGACACGCCGTCGGGACCCCCCGCCGCCGCGGCGAAGATGTCACGCAGGCGGACGCCGAAGACAGAAGCGACGGTGACAGAACCCGCCAAACCGGCTACCGAGGCGGCGCCGGCAGAGGCTGCGGCGGCGGACACCGCGAATCCCGAGCCGCTAAATCCGACACCGGCGGACATCCGCGCGGCGCTTGGAGAGGTCGGTATGGACGAAGCGCTGGTGCTGGAGTACTTGGCAGCGCAGGTGCCGCCGCGCATCAAGTACGGCGGGACGGTCGAGGACATCGGTATGAAGGTGGCTCGGTACATCGTGGACCATCCCAACGCGTTGGCCAATCTGGTGACGAAATGGCAGGCAGATCGGGACGAGGCGGCGCAGGCCGAGGCCAACGAGCAACTGGATCTCGCTGCCGAGGGCACGGCACAGGAGTAGTCATCACCCAACCCCGACTGCCCGGCGGGAGAGACCGGGCGCAACGGAGGTTTGACACCGCCAACGCCAGCGTGTAGTGTAGTGATGCCGGGACGATCCGGCCCGCCGTGAGACAGCGGTCAGTCAAAAGGATTGAAATGTCCCCCAGAACACAAGCCACGCCACTGGCAAGCGCGCCCTTCCCCAATCCGGGCGGTCTCACCGTGACCCAGTGGCGTGGCTTGCCTGCTGGGAGAACCGTTCATTAAGAAGGCGACACTTGCAGAACTGACGTACGAAGGAACCGAACCACAACGGGAACCGTTGCTATGGCTGGGATCGGTTCCGGCCGTGCAGGCAAACCTGCCAGGAATGGAAACACCATGAAGCACGGCACCATAGACCACCCCAATATGCGCGCTTGACAATCGCCCAGACGCGTGATAACAGTATGATGTCCGCAGCGATGCGGGCCGGGTTGGTAGCCCGACGAAAGGCACAGAACCATGGTCCCAGAACAGACCCCACGAGGCGACCCGCAGGCGAGCCCTCCCACTGTGCCGGGCCTACCAGCGCTTGCGGGTCGCCTCCTGCGGTCTGGCATGATTGGAGCACGGAGGCACCATGCCCACGACTGGAGCGCCGAGGTATGAGCCTGTGGTTCCGACTCTACACGGACTTACCAAACTGCGTGAAGCTGCGCAAGCTGACCATACAGCATCAGATCGGGTATATCTGGTGCCTGTGTCTGCACAAGGAGAATCACCTGGTAGGGCAAGACACGCAGGACATCGCATGGTCACTGCGTATGGAACTGGCCGACACCATCGAGATGCTCGACACGTTGAAGTCCGCGCGTCTGCTCGGACGCGACCTGACGCCGGTAGGTTGGGAGGAGCGCCAGTTCGTCTCTGATGGGTCAACGGAACGGGTTCGCAAGTACCGCCAGAAACAGCGCGGTAACGCCGAGGTGAAACGTTGCGGAAACGTTTCAGAAACGGCCGATGAAACGGACCAGAGCAGAGCAGAGCAGAGCAGAGCAGAGCAGAACAGAGCAGAGTGCCGCGCGCACGGGGACGAGTTTTGCAACGCCGATGAGACATGGAACACCGGCCAATACGTCGCTGCCTTCCATGCGATACCCGGCCTACAGGCGGTCCCAGATGTGTCCATACTCAATGCGCTGAAGGCCGAACCTGAACACAGATTCAGAGCGTCGGCGTGGAATGACTTCGCCGCCGCCGTGCTTGGATCCGTCGGTGGCATCGAGAGCCCGGTCGCAATGCTGACCGCCTACATGCGCAACGCCCGCAAGCACGCCGCCGCACCGAAACACGACATCCTGCCGGTCATCGGAGAGACAGACTGATGCAAGAGCCGACCCAGCTGACCCCGATCAACGTCACCGACGCCTACCTCGCACACTGGCCGCGGTTGACCAATACGTTCTCGTCATCCCTGGAGCGCTGGCCGGACCAGTTCGCCGCCGTGTTCACCGTGCGGCCGCTATTCCTCGAAGAGCTGATGTCGGCACTCAATGTCCTGGCTGTCGAAGGTCAGCATGTTCCAGGCTTCGAGGCGGTGCGGCAGCAGATATTCCACCGCCGCAACGCGGCAAAGATATCCGCTCACGAGTACCGGGAGGCAGGAAGGGAATGCGAGTACTGCCGCGGCGACGGCTACGTAACCGTGTTGGCCGTGGCCAAACCCGGCACCAGGCATTCCCGCGTCATGGTCCCGACGCGTCCCGAGTCGATCCCGGCACGCGCCATATACCCGTTCGCTCAGCCGTGTTGCTGTGCCGAGGGCGACCGCGTGAACAGCGACCAGAAGACCGGGTGCGCCGGTGGCGATGTCGAGACCAAGCCGTCCTATCGCTACCTGGCCACAACCCGGCAGAAGCTGGCGAAACTGCGGGTGACGCCAGAGCAGGCAGAGGCATTCGAGCGCGAGTGCGAGTCGATGTACCGGGAAGAGCACGGACTCGCGATGCTGAAGCGCCATGTACCGGGAACGCGCGACACGCAGTTGGACGCTCTCGTAGCGGTAATCCTGGACCGGGCCGTGTCGATGCAGGGGGTGCCGTTATGACGCCATTTCCGTCACGCTGGATACGCATCTACACCGCCGAGGAACTGGAGCGCCTTGCCATCCGCACGGTGGACGGCGGCCTGACAGACCATCAGGCGCTGGTGGCAGAGCACTTGGTGCGGCGGCAGTGGGAGGCGCAGCACTCACCCCGACCAAGGGAGGATTGACGATGGCCACCGAACTGAAATGGATCGCTGTAGACACTTGCATGCCGCTACCGGAGTGACTGGCCATGATGAACGACACAACCTACATCGTGATCGTAGGAGACAGGGACGGGGTCAAAGCGCCTCACATTCTGGCAGTGACAGACGACCTGCTGGTCGCCAGGAAGAAGTACGCGTCGCTACGGAAGACTGACGTGCCACTCGCAATATGGGCGTTGGAGTCTGGCCAGGAGGCATACTCGGTTCAGGCCCGCAACGGGGGCACTTGGGGCTGCAGACGCTTCGAGACGGAGGGTTGAGCTATGGCAAAATTGACGAAATCCGCACTGTTGCATAGCCGCTGCAAAGAAGCCTGCCATGGCTCCGACTGGAAGTTATTCATCAATTACGGCGGCATGGCGGCACACGGCTTGCCCGACTGCTCGTGCGGCTGCCGGTGGTTCGCACCATTGGCAGACTGCCCCGTCTGGGGCGTGTGCCTTCAGCCGGAGGGTGAATATCGCGGCAGCCTGGTCTTCGAGTGCTGGGGCTGCAAACGCTTCGAGACGGAGGGCTGAGGCGATGCCGACACCGGAGCAACGCGAAATGCTGGCCACTATCGACGCGCTGACTGCCGACCTGGCAAATGCCACGGAAAACGCCGCCAAGTGGTTTGCGCTGTGCCAGGACCAGGCCAGGACGGCGGCGGACAACTTCCTCAAGATTGCCGAGCTGGAGAGCGAGCTGTCCTTGCTGCGTCGCTGTGTAGCCAGCGAGGACGTGATGGCCGAATACTGCTGTGACGACTCGGAGGAGTGCCATGCCGACTGGTGCGTCGCCTGGCGAGAGTGGCGTAGGAGGTACGGCAACCGGGAGGACAGGCCATGATCCGGCACATACCCAGTGCGACCTACACGCGAGTGGACCCGCAGCAGTATTTCGCCCTGACGCTGACGTCTCACGTGCGGATGCCGCTGAGCGAAATCCCGACCCACCTGCGACAGATTGCCGATGCGATAGAACAGTATCCACCGGCGGAACTGCCAATCCGGCGGCGTGGATCAGGCGATGGCATAAGCTATGACTGGAGGATTGGATGATGACCCGAGCGGAAGCGGCCAGGCGCGAACAGAACGGCACGCTCGGGTTGCTGCCGAACTTAAGCGTAAGTGGCGCGGCTTGCCCGCGTACACTGCACGCTCTGGTTGGCCTTCCGGTTGGCCAGGGCAGAAAGGACAAGATGGGACTGGATACGACACACGGATGTTGGCACGGCGCATACTCTGATTTTATGCGGTGGCGCTGTGAGATCGCAAAAGCGGCAGGACTGCCGCCGTTGCAGTTCATGGAGGGCTTTTACGACTGGGAGGACATCACGCACGAGGACGTCAATGCTGCGGTGCAGACACTCGGGTTCGCGTCCAGACACGAGTGGGCCAGAGACATGTTGCAGGCGTTATATTACGGCGGAAGCCTGCCGATCAAGTGGGATTGCCTGAAGCCGTCGCCGTTGCACGCGCTCTTGAACCACAGCGATTGTGAAGGCGACATTCCTGCGCAAGAATGCGCTGGCATTGCCGACGCGATGGAGGCGGTGCTGCCGGAACTCCAGAACGTCTCCGGCGGCGGGCACATCGGCGACTTGCGCGAGAAGACGCAGGCGTTTATCGCCGGGTTGCGACTTGCCGCCGAGAAAGGGGAGAGCGTTGAATTTCGCTAAGGCCGAACGCCACGGGTGAGAATCGCGCTATTGCGCGTACTCTCCGCCCGATTGTTGGCAGTCTGGAGTGTGGGGAATGAAGCCATATTATCAGGATGACGCGGTGACGATCTACCACGGCGACTGCCGGGAGGTGGCGACATGAACGCCGCGAGCCGTCCCGACGATTGGCGTGCCGGCGGGTTCGTGTGCTGCCGCTGCCGCGATACCGGCCGGAGGTGGGAGCAAGTGCATATTGCAGGAGAAGTGGGCAAAGTGAATGAAATCGTTGAATTCCGGGTCACGGAATGCCCGGACTGCAACGAGTTCGCAGTGCGCGGAACGACAGCATCACGGGCGGCGAAGCCGTACCGTGAATGCACTGGTTGGCCTTCTTGGTCAGCCAGTGCGAGAAAGGAGAACATGAGCCGATACGGATACGATTCCGACCACCGCCAGGGAGAGCGCGACTTCGAGCGGAACGGGCGCTACGGCTATGATGAGCGCCGCTATCTCGGGCACGAGCGCGACGACCGCGACTACCGGGATGGATTCGACGAGGCGCGGAGGGCTGACGAGCGCCGCCGCGAGGAACGGGAGCAGGAAGAAGCGGCAGAGCGCCGCCGCGAGTACGAGCGCGAGCAACAGCGTCGCCACCAGGCCGAAGAGGAAGAGGCGGAATACGAGGCGCGGCGGCAAGAGGAAGAACAGGCGGAATCAGAGGCTAACGCCTCGCGTCAGTTTCGCGAGGAACTAGCGTAAACTGCACGCGATTGTTCGCGTGCCCGATTGGAGGTCAATATGTGGTGGAAACGGAAGAAGGAAAAACCTAAACCGGACTCGATACAGGAAGGTATAGGCAAGCTGATCGCATTTCGTAAGCGGGGTGAGACGTTCAGGTACTTGGGTGTCACGATGATGGTCACGGGCCACTGGGGGATACGAGACAGCCTGTACGGATGCGAAGTGTACCCGATCTTGCGCTGTGATTATGTTGACGCGCATGGAGTGCTGCATCAGGCATCCTTCGTGCTGTCGGAACTGCCAACGCTTGAGCGCGAGAATGGTAACGCGAAACGATCAAGCTCAGTTTCGAGCGTAGCGAAGTAAACTGGAGCGCCTGGTTGGCGCTCCGCAACGACAGGAGAACAGGCCGTGAGTCTGTTGCTGGCGATCTACGAAGAACACAGACAGCGCACAGGGCACGACTTCGCTTCGCGCGCCGATGCATGCGTCGGGAGCTGCGAGGTCTGCAATGCCCTCTTCGCAGCGAAGCGACGCGAAGACGAGGCAGCCACCTTCGTTCTCCTTTCCTGCTGGTACGAAGGCGACGGGAACCTCGTCGACGATTCGTTCGTAGCCTGCGGCGACCTCGAAGCGCTCAAACGTTTCGTGCCCGCCGGGGCGGAGCTTTTCATGCCCGGCGAGACGGTACCTGACAACGGGAAATACGGGGACTCCCGCCGCAGGTTTCGCATTGCAGCCGTTCCTCTGCTGCAGATACCGTATGGAGACGGCCAGACGCATGGCACAGGGCGTGCTGGATTTTGGTACTGCCAACGCCGGAGGTGAAGCGTGAGCGGTAGCGAGTCGGTAGAATGGAGTGGTTAGCGATGGCTTATGATGGCAACAGATGCAAGGCACGCGGGTGTAAGAACGGACACTTGGTGTTTCGGTTTCGCGTCCCAGAGGTACGGGGGGACAGAGGTCATCTGGAGTGCGACCAATGCGGTACATGGTCCGCTGAGGGTATGACACGTTGGAAGTCGCCACGCCCGTCAGGTGCATTCGGTGACGGGGGGCATCCCGATGACTACGGGGACCGCTAACGATCAAGCTCAGTTTCGAGCGTAGCGACGTAAACTGGATGCCTTTGTTGGGCATCCGAATTAGGAGGGCTGAGGCCATGCTGACCAAGGAGCAACTGCAGCCGTTCTGCAGTACCGACGAGACACGTTTGAGCCTACAGACGCCATACGTCCGAGACGGCTGCACCTACGCGACCGACGGCCGCGTCGCTGTCAGGGTGCCTGGCGAGGTCCCCGGATGCCACGTGGACGTTAACGCGCCGGACACGGGTAAGGTCATCGACCAGATTCCCGACTCCGGGTCGTGGATTCCGGTCACGATGCCAGAGGACATCACCGCGTCGGTCCCGTGCGAAGATTGTCGTGGTGATCCAGACCACGAGTGCGCGGCGTGCGACGGCACCGGCGAGGTGACGGCCAAATTCTACTGGCGTGGCACAACGTACGACATCGACGGCACCTGTCCGCTGTGCGACGGCAGTGGTGTGTGTGCGCGTTGCGGCGGTACCGGCTGGCACAGCAATGACGATCCAGTCAAGCTCGGCAGCAACGTTTACTCGGCAAACCGCCTGGCAAAGGTCGCCGCGCTGCCAGGCGTGATGTTGTGCGACGTTGAGGGATACCAGCCTGTGCGGTTCAGGTTCGACGACGACGGCGAGGGCGCAATCATGCCGATGAGGATGGAGGCCATATGACCCGACGCCTTACCCTCGATACGCTGGCCGCCGGGATGAGCCCGGACGCGCTGGCGCGGAACCCGGTACTGGCCGCAAATGCCCGCCAGGACGCCCGGGCAGGGCGCGCACCGGGCACCGTGGCCATAGTTGGACAGGGGCAAGCTGCAAAGTCCCTAGAAACGGCCATACGGCGCAAATTAGAGGCGGTGCGGCTGGTGAGCGTCTGCACCAATGCCGACACGCCGAAGCATGGCCGCTGTCCTCACACTGGCAGGCGCTACCGCAGTCAGACCGAGGCGCGCTGGGCGGCTGAGCATCCAGAGCACCGATACGAGGCGGTCGGCATACGGACTGCGGCGGGCGTGTACTGGGCGGACTTCGTGACGCCCGTCCATAGGGAAGGCAATATGTGCGAGCAGCAAGCGCTGGTCGAAGTCAAGGGCGCTCACATCCGGGACCGTTCCCTGCACAAGGTCAAGGCCGCGATCCGGCCGGCCAGGGCGATGGGATTCGCCGGGATCTGGCTGGCGCAGTGGGACAAGGGCAGGTGGACGGTGACGGAATTGAATGAAGGCTAGGCCTGCAATCCGACGGGCGACCAACAGGAGGCGAAGAAGATGGCAGCGAAGAAGATGGCAGCGAAACAGAATGTGACGATCAGTGCCCCGAACCTGAAGACTGCAGAATTCGAGATCGAAGGGACTGACCCGCTCGTGATTCACCGCGTGAGTGCGAAGCTGCAGAACGAGTTTCTGCAGAAGATCGTCAAGGGATCGACCCCGAAGGGCAAGGCCAAGCACGCCGCCGCAGACCCGGACGCCATCTGTGAGGCGGCAAAGTACGTCGGCATGACTGACGGCGTGAAGTGGGACGGGTTCAACGCGGCCAGCATCCGCTGCGCCATGATCTCGGCGTGCCGGTTGGCCAACTTCAAGATGACGCTTGCCAAGCTATCACTCTTCACCGTGGCCGACGGTCGGGACATCTACAATCCGATGTACCACCTGGTGCGGATTCGTGGCAAGTGCTCTCGAAGCGAGATCATGGGCCGCACCTCCACCGGCAAGGCTATGCTCGTGATACGCCCGATGTACTACCCGTGGGATGCGACACTGCGGCTACGGTACGATGCTGACCAGTTCCAACTGCAGGACATCGCCAACCTGTTGCTGCGGGTCGGCTGTCAGGTGGGCATTGGCGAGGGCCGGCCAGACAGCAAGAACAGCGCCGGGATGAATTGGGGCCTGTTCACAATCAAGGAAGGGTGAACCATGCAATCGATGACAAACGAGATTCAAACCGAACTGGAGGCGCTGGCAGCGCGCAATGGCGGCGTGTTGTCAGTACACGCCGTGGTGGAAGCTGCCGAACCCGAAGACTCGGTGCTGCATGACTGGTTCGAGTGGGATGACGGCGAAGCGGCAGCGCTCTGGCGGCTCGAACAGGCGCGACAGCTCATCCGTGTTGCCGTGACCGTGATCGACCGTCCCGACACGAAGCCGGTCGAGGTGCGTACATTCGTGAGCCTCCCGAGCGACCGCCATGCGGGTGGGTATCGCCTGACCGTGCGGTGCCTGGAGGACTCCGATCTGCGCGGGGAAATGCTGGCCGATGCCCTGCGTGAGCTGAACCGCCTGCGCGCCAAGTACCAGACACTGAAGGAGCTGGCGCCGGTGTTTCGCGCTCTGGACAAGCTGGAGAAAAAAGCCTCTTGACTAGAATGGGCGCGGCGAGGCAAGGCCCGGCGCGGCGCGGCGAGGCAAGGCATTGCAGGCGGGGCGTGGCCTGGCGCGGCTAGGCGCGGCTGGGCAGGGCGCGGCATTGCAGGCAGGGCACGGCGCGGCGTGACGAGGCATGGCGTGGCATGGCTGGGCGTGGCATTGCAGGCGAGGCAAAAGGACGGTGACGGAATTGACGGAGGGCTGACGGCGATGGCCAACCAAGGAGACGACAATGGGCAGACCGAAGGGTAGCCGAAACAAGCCGAAGACGACGATGCCTGCCGAAGCGGCAGTGCCGGTGGGCGAGGTCGCCGCAACCGAGACGCCCGACCAGGCCGAAGCCCGAATCATGGCGGAACCGACGTGCGAGAATTGCCGGTTCGCGGTCAGCCGCAACATCGCGGGCGGCATCTTTTACCGTTGTCGACGCTACCCGCCTACGGTGGCCGAGCGCTACCCGCGTGTGTTCGGCAACGACTGGTGCGGCGATTGGAAGGCACGGCCATGAATCTGCTCTCATTCGCACACAACACGTTCAGCCAGATGGGAGAGGACGGGATTACCTCAGAAGTCTTGCGGCTGGTCGGCACTACAGCCAACCCGTGCGCCGTCGACGTGGGAGCGGGAGACGGGGTGCTGTTGAGCAACACGCGCCAGGTCGTGGCGTGCGGCTGGTCCTCCGTGCAGATAGAGGGCAACCCCGAGCGGTATCGGCTTCTGCACGACCTCTACCGCGACCGGGCCGACGTGACCACCATTTGCGCCGCAGTCGGATGGGGCCAGGGCGACTCTATAGACGCACTGCTGGACAGGCATGCACCGCAGACACCGCCGGTGTTCGACCTGTTCAGTCTCGATGTTGATGGTACGGAACTTTCCATCTGGTACGCGATGAAGAAGTACCGGCCCCGGCTGGTGTGGATGGAACACAACCCAATGTGGCCGCACTTCATCGTCCGCACTCAGGCCCAGGACCCCGCGGTGAACAAGGGCGCTTCGCTGGCCGCCACAGTGGAGTTGGGCAGGACCAAGGGCTACGAGCTGGTGTGCTGCACGGCGTGGAATGCGCTGTTCGTGACCGCCGAACTGTACCCGCTGATTCCGCTCGACCCCGTAGCTCCGAACGACATTCGCGTGCTCGGCAGCCACTACCCGCAGTATCGTTCCTGGCGCGCTTGGGACTACGACGGCACTGAGCATGCCGGCGGCCCGCAGCATTGCATCTGGCCCACAGAAGACGGCAAGTACGCGGGCCGGCTTGACCGGGAGGGCTGACGCGGTGAACACGGCAACCTGGCACGGCGTGGCAATCGGCATGGACCAGTGGCGTTTGGGAAGGAGGTGCGCACCCGCAGCACAAGACGGCGTGAGAGCGAGACGGCAACACAACGGCAGAGCACAAGGAGAGTATGGATCATGGACATCTTCAACGGACTTGAAACCATCCCCGGATACGAGGCACGCATGGTGCTGGTAACCCCAGCGCTGGCCGCGGAACTGCTGAAGCGGAACACCCACAACCGCAAGGTACGCGAGGTGACAGTCGCCAAATATGCAAAAGAACTCATCGCCGGTGAGTGGGTGGCTGTGCCTTCGGGCATCGGCATTGATGAAAACGGCACGTTGATCGACGGGCAGCATCGGCTGCGGGCCGTGATGGACTCTGGCGTACCCGCCGCGCTTCTGCTCGTCTCTGGCTTTCCGGCAAAAAGCCAAAGTAAGTGTGATCGACATTTGAGGCGGACTCTTAGGGATGTATTCGCACTTGAGGGATACGACGTGCGAAACACGGGAGTAGCCGCTGCACTGTTTCTCGCTAAGCTCCGCAACGGCCAAGGGCGAGCTGATGCAACTGACTCTGAAGTGGCACATATGTTGTCATATTATGGAGAGTCAATCCAATCAATGCACAGCAAAGGGTCCACGGCGGGGCAGAAGCTGACCCGGAGAGCGGGCAGCCTGGCGGCACTTGCGTTATGGCATCGGCATGAACCGCTGGCCGCTATGGCATTCAGACAGACATTATTGGCCGGCGTTGCCCCGGTGGAAAACCACCCAGCCGCAGCGCTAGTGCGAGCGGTCCAACAAGCAAACTGGTATGCTGCAGGCGGGAGTGGGGGCGCACAGCAACACGAGGACTTCCTGCGTACGATGACCGGGATAGTTGCCGCAAGAGAGGGGAGAACGTTGGCGATGATTCGGCCATATCGGGGCGAACTACCCTGGCCCGTTTGAGGTAACCCCATGCCAAACCTCATCGCCACCTGCTACGGCCGCTACTGCGACCAGCTCGACCAGTGCGAAATGTGTCAGGAGCGGCCATGGTGCCGCGACGCTGCCGACCCGCGCCCGCTCAATACCGGGCAGGCTGCGGGCGAGGCATACGAGGCGGCACAGCGCGAACCGCACCAGCCCGAGCGGCACGACCCGGGGGCCACTACCGAGTTCAGCCAGGCAATGCGGCGCATCATCGTGCTGTGTGGCGGCAACCCGGCACGCATCGGCGCGGTCCTGCTGCGCCTGGCCGGCTGGTCGTTCGACGCCATCGGGGATAGCTTCCGTCTGGTGTCGGTCGGCAAGAGCAGGCAGGCAGCATGGAAGGACCTCCAGCGCGTCGTGGCGGACAACCCCGAACTGGCCAAGCTCTTGCGCAAGCGCTTCGACCGGCCCACGGTGGCGCCGACCGTCACTGCCGCGCTGGTAGCCGCGTTCGCCGAGCGCCGGCCATTGTGGCGCGGACCCGTCAAAGGCCCGACCGGAATCTATGCCATGCTCGCAGTCGAGTTCGGGCTCTCGAGCTGGCACGCCGCCGCGTCCAGGCTCAGGCGGGCCGGGGTACGCGTTGACAAGCGCCGCCATAGTGTGACACAGAAGCAGCAGCAAGGCCATGCGCCATGACACCCAAGCGCGCCAAGTTCGTTTCTGAGTACCTCAAGGACTTCAATGCAACCCAGGCGGCACTGCGGGCGGGGTACTCTCAACGTAATGCAAACGTAGTCGGTCCGAGGCTGTTGGTAAGCGTTGGTATAGCCGAAGCTGTTGCCAGATCGGTCCAAAAAGCGCGCTCCGCCGCCATCATGACATTGGAGGAAGCGCTGGAGGTTGCCAGTCGCGGCGCCAGGGGCGACGACGGCAACGCGCGCTGGTCCGACCGGACCCGCTGTCTGGAGCGCCTGGCCAAGATGAGCGGCTGGGACAAGCCGGCAACGCTCGACATCACCAGCGGCGGCCAGCCCCTGCGAACCGAGATCGTCGTAAGGGCGCGAGACGTGGCGGAACCGGACGAGGAGAGCACACCATGAGAGTCTACATCCTGGCGGGCCACCTGGAGGTAGTCGAGACAGCATGACCACCGACCCCCCAACCACAGCGCGCTTGGAGTTTGTGGAGCCCTACGAGCCGCTGCTCCGCGACGCCATCACGACGCGCTACTGTATCGTGACCGGCGGCCGTGGTTCGGGGAAGTCCTTTGCCGTCACCACCGCGCTGGCCATGATGCTGCGCAAGGCGGGGATGTCGGCGCTGTTCACGCGGTACACGATGATAGCCGCGGTGGACAGCATCATCCCCGAGTTCATGGAGAAGATCGAGCTGCTGCAATGCGCGGGCGAGTTCACTGCGTCCCAGCACGCGGTGATCCACTGCCGGGGCAGCTCGATACTGTTCCGCGGCATCAAGGTCGGGTCGTTGAACCAGACGGCCAAGCTCAAGAGTCTCCAGGGAATCAACGTGTGGGTACTGGACGAGGCGGCAGAGCTGGCAGACCCGGTGACGTTCGAGACCATCGACCTGAGCGTGCGTGACTCCCGCCGGCCCAATCTGGTGCTGCTCGTGCTGAACCCGCCGCACAAAGCACACTGGATGTACTCGCGTTTCTTTGCGGACATTCCGCCCGAGTTCTGCGGGGTGCGGGGCGATGTGACCTACATCCACACGACCTACCTCGACAACAAACCCAACCTGCCCGAGGGCTACCTGCGGCTGGCTGCCGACATGAAGGCAGCCAACCCGACGCGCTATGCCCACATCTGGCGCGGCCATTGGGCGGACGCCGCAGAGGGCGCGCTGTGGACGTGGGAGATGATCGACAGGCACCGGCACCGCGAGAGTGCCAAGCTGCCCGAGTTCTGCCGCGTGGTAGTCGCGATAGACCCCGCCGTGACCAGCAGCGACACCAGCGATGAGACAGGCATCGTGTGCGTCGCCATGGACTTCGCCGGGCACTACTATGTCCTGTCGGATCTGACCTGCCGGGCCAGCCCCATGCAGTGGGCCACGGTGGCGATAGGCGAGTACAAGACGCGCAGCGCTGACCGGATCGTGGCTGAGGTGAACAATGGCGGGGACTTGGTGGAAGCGACGCTGCGCAACGTGGACCGCAGTGTGGCCTATGGCGCGGTCCATGCCAGCCGGGGCAAGATAGTACGGGCCGAGCCCGTAGCGGCGCTGTATGAGCAGGGCTTGGTACATCACGTCGGGGCATTCCCGGCGCTTGAGACTGAACTGATGACCTACGCGGGCAAGAGCAACGACGCCAGCCCCAACCGCCTGGACGCGCTGGTGTGGGCGTTGTCGAGTCTGATGGATTCGAGCGGCAGGGCGGAACTGGCCAGTGCCAGCTCCATGGACCCCGGCGCAAACCGGCGCCCGCGGGACTTCAACCGGCTGGACCTGTCGCCGGATGAACGCAGGGCGCGACGCGAAGAGGAGAGCTATGCCGATGTGTATTGAGCAGCAGCACACCCGCAGCAGGAGAGCAACCCCATGATCCTCCAAATGCACTGGCAGCACATGGACGGGCACTACGAGTTCAAGGCACAGGCAGACGTTGACCCTGACACAGAGGCTATGATAGACTGGGCCAGGGACGTACAGAAGCAACACCCGCCGCCGGATGGCACAATCTGGCTAATGTGTGATGAGAACGCGCCAATGTTCAAGCAGCAGGAGCCAAGCCCGTGAGCATCGCAACCGCCTACAGTGCCGTCAGCAACTGGCTCCGCTTCAAGTACGCCGGCAAGCCACCGCCACGCCCGGAACGCGCCGACGACCGGCTGTACGCTGACTTCACCTTTTCGACCAAAGGCGGCGTGTCGGCCGCCATGAGCCCGTCCGACCTACAAGGGATACTGTCCGAGGCGGCCGAGGGCTACAGTTGCACGCAGGCCGCGCTGATCAAGGAGATCCAGGAGAAGGAGCCATTGATCGCGGCGCACCTGGCCACACGCAAGGCGGCGCTCATGGGTTGCCCGTGGAAGGTCCAAGGCGAAGACGAGCAGGACAAGGCCGAGGAGCTGACAGCCATGTTGACCACGGCGGGCCTGTCGGACGCGCTCTCGCACCTATGCGACTACGTGCCGACCGGCTACAGCTTGGTCGTGAACGACTGGACCGAGGGCGGCAAGGCGATTGCGGGGTTTTTGCCGGTGGCGCCTGAGGTGATCGAGTTCGATCTTGGCGGCAACATGGCGTTGCAGGACAAGATGGGGGTTAAGCACCTGCTGGCCAAGGAGCACCCGGCGCAGTTCCTGACCGTCCTCGGACGTAGCAAGCCCGGCTTGCCCTGCCGCAACGGGCTGGGGCGATCGCTGGTGTGGATGTACCTCTTCAAGCACTCGGGTTTGGCCGGTGCCGCGCGCTACGTCGAGAAGTTCGGCAGTCCCTTCATGTACGCGACCATCCCGGCCGGGCAGTGGGGTGAACGCGGCACGATCCTGGCCACGCTGAAGGCAATGGGCCGGGACCACGCCGGGGTAATTAAGGAAGGCGGCACCATCGAGAACCTGACCGGGGCCAACGCCGACAGCACCGACGCGCAGATGCAGTTCCTCAAGTACTGCGACGACATCTTCGCCGTGGCTATCCTCGGCCAGCTTGCGACCAGCGGCGACGCGGGCGGACTGAGCAAGGGCCAGGCGCAGGAGAACGTCCGTATGGACTTGCTGGCCGGGGACGCACGGGCGCTCATGGCGGCAGTCAACAAGGGCCTGATCCTGCCGCTGTGCCAGATGCGCTACGGCTGGCCGGACACGAAGGGCCTGAGCTTCGAGATCGAGTATGAGCCGAGTGAAGACCTCGACGCCAAGGCCACGCGGTACAAGACGCTCACGGAGGTGACCGGGCGGATGATGGACGTTGCGACCGTGGAGGAAGAGTTTGGTGTGAAGTTCGGGGAGCCGAAGCCCGAGCCGGTCATGGTGGCCCCGGGCGGCGCGGTGCAGGGCGGGACGGGAGCAGCCGGCAACGGCGCGGCAGTGGCCAGCGGCGGCAAGGGCAAACGAGCCGTGGAGAACTTCGAGAACCCGCAGGCGCCCAAGACGGCGCTTTCCGACCTCGCCACCTTCGCCGACACCCCGGCCGCCGTGGGCGCGCTGGATCTCATCGCACGCGAGGCGCTGCGACGCTACACGGCAGACGAAGAGGCTGCCGCGGCGTGGCTCGGGCCGGTGCAGCAGGCGGTACGCGAGGCGTTCGGCGACCTGGCGCCGGATGACGTGGAAGGCTTCACCGCGCGTGTGCCGTTGTTCCAGGCGTCGCTGCCGGCGGTGCTCAGCAAGATGGACGCGAGCGGGTTCGAGCGGCAGTTGGGAGACGCCATGCTTGCCGCGGTGGTCAACGGCTTTGAGGAAGGCCAGCCGCGCCCTTTTCCGGTGACGCTGTATGACCTGGGCCAAATGCGCGTGGCAGCGGGAAGTCCACGCGGCGGCCAGTGGACAGCCGAGGGCGCCGCGGCCGGCCTGACCGGGCATACCGGCGGGCTGAAACACGCGGGGAAGCTCCGCAACAGGCTGGCCGGCGGCGGTGACTTTGACCGCGTGCAGACAGGCACCAAGACGATACCGGCGCGCGAGGCCAGCGAGAAGCAGGTGAAGATCAAGGGCGGCGGCGGTGCAACCAAGACCGTGCAGGTCAAGGCAGCACCGGAGCGCACTGTACCAGTGCAGGAGTATCGGCACAAGGACGGCACCCCGGCGACCGAAGCCGAGGCGTCTTTCTTGAAGAAGCTGGGCGTACCGCCGGCCGCGCATGACGTGCAGGTCACGATGGCACCTGACGCGAAGAACTGGGCCGCGTGGAAGGACAAAAGCGGCCAGCAGCAGATCCGGCGCAGCGCCGCCCAGGAGGACTACGGCAAGGCGAAGAAGTTGGACCGCACGCGCAAGATGGCGGGCGAGATGGGCGCACTGAGGACGCGCGTCGCACAGCACCAACTGGAGGGCCGGCCAGAGTCGATGGTGTTCGAGATCGAAGACCGCACGGTGATTCGGCTCGGGTCAACCGCGGAAGGCAGAGGCAAAGTCAAGGCGTACGGGCTCACCACCCTCGAGGGCCGGCACGCCATGGTCAGCGGTGACACCGTGTCGTTGAAGTTCATCGGCAAGCACGCCAAGGAGAACACCGCCACGTTCACCGACGCCCGGTTGGCGCGCTTTGTCGCGGACCGCAAGGCAGCGGCGGGCGACGGGGGCAAGCTCTGGTCTGACGTGGGGCCGTCGCGCTTCCACAAGTACGTCAAGGAAGTCTCGCGCGGTCGCTACAGCACCAAGGATTTCCGCACGGTGCATGCGACCAGAACCGCACTCGAAGTAGTGCGTCCGCATATCGGCAAAACGCTGTCAATCAAAGACAAGCGTGCTATAGTACGTTCAGCTTCCGAGGCAGCGAGCAAGCTCCTCAACAACACGCCGGGCATGGCGCTGAAGAGCTACATCGACCCGGCAGTATTCGACCTCATCGGGGAGGGCTGACCATGTACACCGCGGCTGAACTGAACGGCGAGGAATTCCGCGAGTTGGCAGACGACCTGGACGGGCTGGACTACGTGGACGAGGACGGCAACCCCATCGACCTGGCCGACGTGGACGAGGATGAAGAAGACGACCCAGACGAGTGACACCCAGGCTGGTGCCCAATCGCATTATAGAGGCGGCAATGGAGTTAGCCAAGTACAGCGGAAACAGGCCGCGCCCATTGCGCTGCGACGGTTGCAACGCCGAAGCGGCATTGACTCAGTTTGACGCGTTTCAAGAGAGGCACGGCAGTGAGTGTTCGTGGACTTGGTGGTTATGCGAAACATGTTCCAGACCAAACAAGAACCCTGTCATATTCAGGACGCACGTCAACGAAGCGCTGTTTCGCTTTGCTGCCGAATGGCACAAAACCCGAAAGATGCCAGAATGGTAATAGCCCATTAAGGGTGCGCGCATGACCACCCTACGCCAACACCAGCAGCGCGCAGCCCGTTCCCCCCGCGGCACCAAGGGAAAGCCCTGCACCCCGGCGCAACTGGCAGCCCGCCGCCGCAATGCGGCTAAAGCCACTGCAGCACGGATCAACGCCATCAACGACGCACTGTCTGCCCTGCAAGGTGGCGTCGCGCCTCAATAGCCCCAGCCTGACATAGCCCACCGACCACCTAGCCCCGGCCCGCCGCCGGGGCTTTCCGTTTGTGCCCGTGAGAGGCCGGCTCGGTTGACAAACCGCGCCAGAGTATGAGCACGCCTAAGCTCCGCGATACAGCCTTGGTACTCCCGGTGGTGTGCCTGTTCAGCGACGAACAGGCCGAGCGTATTCCGCCGGACAGCTTCCTCGTCGTCAAGTACGGCAAGACGCGGTACACCAAGGGCGACGCCAAGGGTGAGTATGAGTTCACCCCGGCCGACGCCGACAAGGTGATAGCCGACTTCACCGAGCGGGACCGCGCCATCGTCGTCGACTACGAGCACCAGACCCTGACAGGGCAACGCGCGCCCGCGGCCGGCTGGATCGACTCGCTCACCAAGACCGCAGACGGCATTGCCGCGAAGGTGCGGTACTGGACCGAGCAGGGCATTGCCGACCTGAAGGCCGGCGCGTACCGCTATTTCTCACCAGTGCTCACGATGTCCCGGCAGCATCCGCTTTCGCTGCACAGCGTCGGATTGACGAACCACGCGGCGACACACTCACCGCCTGCGCTGGTAGCCTCCGACGATGCAGATAGTCCCGAACCCACCACCGAATTGGAGAACCGTGACATGGAACACCTGACGCACGTCGCCGGAGCCCTCGGGCTCACCATCCCCCTGACTGACGGAACCCCTGACGAAAAGGCCACCATGGAGGCCGTCACGGGCCGGATTGCGGCGCTTCGTGCAGCGGCAGAGGAGACACACGCGTTCCTGATGCTGCACGACGCGAGAGACCTGGGCGCCGTCACGGGCAAGATCAAGGGCATGGTGCCGGCATGCGAGCTGACCGCGCTCAACGACCGGCTGGCCCTGATCGACGCCGAGAAGGCCGTCCAAGCCGCGTTCGGCGAGCGCAAGCTGGTGGAGTCGCAGCGCGGCTGGGCGTTGGATTACGCCAAGACGAACCCCGCCGGGTTCCAGCTGTTCCTGGCCGGCGCCGCGCAAGTGGCCCCCGGCCCGGCCGCGGCGGTCATGGCCGCGCTGGCCGACACTGCCGAGGATTCCCTGGCGCTGACCGACGAAGCGCTGGGCAGGAAGTTCGACCGGACCCCTTCACTGGCGGCAGAGGGGTTCACCAAGGCGAGCTATGCGGCGTTCCGCAAAGCGGAAGCCGCACAGCTCGTCCGCGAGTACGCCACCAAGACCACCAAGGAGTAGTGCAACATGGCTCTCTCTGCTGACACCCCGCAAAAAGTGATGGGCGGGCACTGGATCGACTACCCGCTGGAAGCCTCGGCGACCGTGTACGAAGGCTCCATGATCGGTGACAACGCGAGCGGCTACGCGCGTGCTCTGACGGCCGGGGACCGCTTCCTCGGCATCGCCCAGAAGGGCTGCGTCGAGACCACCGCGGTGGCCGGTGCCCAGTATGTCCGCTGCCGGGTCGGCACCTGGCGGCAGGAGTACGCGCTGGCCGGCGCGATCACGGACATCGGCGCCAAGGTCTACGCGAGCGACGACGGCACCATCACCAAGACGGCCGGCACGAACACGCCTGTCGGTGAGATCAAGCGCTACGTCAGCGCCACGATGATGGACATCGAGTTCACGACCGACCAGGGCGTTTCGGCGCTCATCGCCACCGGGAACGATGTGGTCCTGAAGAGCAACGACGACCTGACGCTGACCCCTGGCAAGCTCGCCGCGGACAAGGTCGTGATTCAGGGCTACGACATCGACGGGTCGACATACGTCGACCTCATCACCGTGGCCAGTCATGCCACCGTCCCCAAGCTGACCCTCGGCGCCAGCGCCGCAGACACCATCGCTTTCTACGGCGTTGCTGGCGTGACGCAGTTCGCGCACACGAGCGCCGCGAGCACGACCACCACGGACGTTGCCGCCGCGCTGGCGGACATCTACCTCAAGTTCGAGGGCCTCGGCCTCATGGCAACCGCGTAACCAACCCCAACCGCCCGGCCGGCGGCTTTCGGCCAATGGCCGGGCGTGACCCAAGGACCGCAACCGCAGAGCAGCAAGGAGAGCATTTCCCGTGAAACTGAACATCGGAGCCGGCACCAGCGTACTACCGGGTTACGAACCCTGGGACATCGCCAAGCACCGCGACGCGTACCCGCTGCGGGTCGAAGACGGCAGTATCGAGGCGATCTACGCCAGCCACATCCTTGAGCACTTCCCGCACGCGCAGACGCTGGCCGTCCTGGCCGATTGGGTGCGGGCGCTGCAACCCGGCGGGACGCTGCAAGTAGCTGTTCCCGACTTCCAGAAGATTGCCGCGCAGTTCCTCGCAGGCAACGACGGCAACTGGGAAAGCTACGTGTGCGGCGGACAGACCGACGCCAACGACACGCACCGCGCCATCTTCAACCGCGCGAAGTTGACCGAACTGCTGACGCTGGCCGGGCTGGAAGACATCAAGCCGTGGTCGCCCGTCATCGAGGATTGCGCCGCGCTGCCGATATCGCTGAACCTGCAAGGCACCAAGCCCGCGGCGAAGGCAGCCACCCCGACCAGCACCGAAGTGCTGGCATCCGAGTACCCGCCGCCCGCGACGCACGCGCCCACCATAGCGCCGTCGTGCTCCGGCATGCCGAAGGCGCAGCCGATTGCGCCGGCACCCGCGAAGGTGGTTGCCGTGTGGTCCGTGCCGCGCCTTGGCTTCATGGACACGTTCAAGAGCATCTATACGACGCTGCCGGCTTACGGCATTCCGCTGTCAACGGGGCAGGGCGTGTTCTGGGGGCAGGCGCTTGAGAAGGCGATGGAGCAGGCCATCGAGGTCCATGCCGCACAGTGGTTCCTGGCGCTCGACTATGACAGCGTCTTCACCCCGGCCGACCTGTCGGAAATGTTCCGCATCCTGAACGCTCACCCGCAGGAGATCGACTGCCTGAGCCCGTTCCAATGGTGCCGGACCCGCAGCCAGCCGCTCTTTTCGCCGGTCCCCGACGCACAGGGCAACCTGCCACCGGTGAGCAACGTGCAACTGCTGGCAAACGACATCTTCCCCGTGTCAACGGCACACTTCGGCTTCACGCTGATTCGGGCCGCCGCCGTAGCGCGCATGCCGCATCCGTGGTTCATGCCGCTGACCGCGCTTGACGGCACCTGGGGCGAAGGCCGCGTAGACGACGACATCTACTTCTGGCGCAAGTTCCGGCTATGCGGCGGCCGGATGTACATGGCGCCCAAGGTCACTATCGGCCACGCGGAGCTTGACCTCCGCTGGCCCGGCGCCGACTTCAAGCTTCTGCACCAGCACATGTACGAGTACAACGCCAAGGGGAAACCCGCAGGCGTGTTCGGCAGCACCCCAACCCCCACAACTGAAGGAAAGCAACCATGAGCATTCAGTCCCTCAACGGGCTGTCCAGCAGGGCAATCGTCGGCCGCTACTACGCGACCCTCGAAAACCTGGGCGTCCCCGCCTGGGTCGACGCGCTCTCGATGGAGTTCTCGAGCAACCAGAGCGAAGAGACCTACAAGTTCCTCGGCATGGCCCCCGCGCTGCGCGAGTGGGTCGGCGGGCGCATGGAGAAGGGCCTGCTGGTCGGGTCTCAGGCAATCAAGAACGTACACTACGAGGCGACGCTGAACTTCGACGTGTCGGACATCCGCCGCGACAAGACCGGGCAGATCATGGTCCGTGTGGACGAGCTGGCCCGGCGCACGCAGAACCACTGGTGCAGCCTGTTGTCCAGCCTTATCGTGAACGGCGCTACCTCGGCGACCTGCTACGACGGGCAGGACTTCTTCGATGACGACCACAGTTCCGGCGACTCCGGCACTCTCCAGAACGACATCGACGCGACCGATGTGCCGGCGCTGAACCTGACGCTGGCCGCACCGACTGCGGCCGAGATGGCGGCGGCGATCCTCGACACCATCGCCTACATGCACGCCTACAAGGACGACCAGGGCGAGCCGATCAACGACGAAGCGCGCGAGTTCATCGTCATGACCGGCATCCCCCTGTTTTGGGGCGCGTGTGTTCAGGCGTGCAGCTTGTACAACATCAGCGGCGGCAGCGTCATGAACAACCCGCTGGTGGGCGGTGACTTCAAGGTGGTCCCGGTCTTTAACGGCAAGCTCTCGGCCGGCACGGCCCAGATCTGGCTGTTCCGCACCGACGCCCCGATCAAGCCCTTCATCCGGCAGGTCGAGACGCCCGTCACGATGAAGACCATTGGCGCCGGCAGCGAAAGCGAGTTCGACAACGATGCCTGGAAGTTCGGCGTGGACACCTGGCGCGGGGCCGGTTACGGGATGTGGCAGTATGCCTGCCGCGCGACCCTGAGCTGAGTCTGGTTTGGCCGGGCCTGCATGCCCGGCGCTCTGCCGCCTGGGGGCGGACGCTCTCCCCGCCCTCAGGCACCTTTTCAACCACAACGGGGTGAGACGTGCCGAGCTACATCACAGAGGCGATGCTGGAAGGCCGCACGAGCGGCCCCAAGCTGCTGGCGAGCCTGCTGCAGCAACCGGCAGGCTCGGCTGCGTATAGCGCTGCCGTGCTCGTGGTCATCGACCGCGCCGAGGACCGGATCGACGGCTACCTCTCGCCACGCTATACGGTTCCCGTCCCCACGTCGGGCTACATCGAGGAAATGGCGCTTGCGGTTGCTGAGTGGGAACTGTACCGGCGCGGCAGCGGCAACGTACCGGAGAAGGTCCGCCAGGCATACGAAGATGCGCTGAAAGACCTGCGGGACATCAGTACCGGCAAGATGGATCTCGGCTCTGCCACGGCCGCGACAACCGCGGGCACCGTAGGTCTGGAGACGGCCGGCGCGGTGGGTCTGTTCGACGCTGACAGCATGGAGGATGCGGACTGGTGATTGCGGATCGGGACAACTTCACGACGATCACATGGCGGATGTCCGGCTCGCTCGCGCCTGTCTTTGCGCGGTTCTCGACCACGGCAGTCTCGCGCGTGCTGCGCATGACCGGCCGCACGCTGGTGAGCGATGCCAAGGACAATATCAGGGCCAAGGGTTGGAAGAAGCTCGGCAACGCCATCATTTCGTCGCTGAACGCGCAGCAGGCCGGCACGCGCCTGGAAGTCGGGGCCACGCACGTCGCCGCTCGCATGCGCGAGTTCGGCGGCCGGATCTCGGCGCCGGGGCAGGGCGACCTGGCGCGGCGCCGCGACTGGCTCACGATACCCGTAGGCGAGGCAAAGGGTCGCACCTATGACGAAATGCGCGCGCGTGGATGGAGCTTCTTTCGCATCATGGGAAAGAAGGGCTTTCCGGTTCTAATGGGCTACAAGACGGGCGTCGGCAAGCGCAGCAAGTACCGTGCCGCCCGGCCGCTGTTCGCCCTGCGTACCGAAGTGCGGCACCCCGCCAGCCCGTGGTTCCCGACGTTCGCACAGATCACCGCCAGATTCAACGAGGCATTCGGCACCGCCCTATGAGTCTGCTCACCACAAGCACGCACGCGATACCCGAGCTGCGGGACATCCTGGCAGACAGGCTTCTGGAAAGCACGGGCCTAGCGTGGACGGTGCGGCAGTACCACGGCACGACCGCGGCCGGGCTGCTTGCGGCTATGCTGGCGACTGACCTCCCCAGCGCGGTAATCTCATGGTCCGGCGAGGAAACGCACGGCGAGCCTGGGCGGCCGCAGCGCGCATACAACACCTTCCACCTGATGCTGCTGGCTGAGGATGCACAGGACGACGGCGGGGCCGACGTCGTGCAGGAGATGCTGGACGCGGTAAAGGACCTGCTGGACAACTACGTCAGCGGCGACACCGTCTGGCGCTACATGGGCGCGGAGGCCGTGGACCTGAGCGAAGCCACCGACGCCCCGAACATCACTTGCGTCGACGCCACTATCGAGGTGGGCGACCACTAGCGGACGCGGGTGCCGTTTTGGTTGACACGGACGGCACCCGAAACGACAGGAGCAACAGACATGCCGACAACCGATGTCACTTTCACGCTGGTCGCCGCTTCGACCACGACCGGGGTTGCGATCATCCCCGGCACGCTGGAATACGGCGGCAACCACGACCAGCGCGGCGGGCGTGTGACCCCCGTCGTTGTGGCAGGCAATGCCCGTGACGGCAAATGCCAGGTCATCATCGACACGACGAACCCCGAGACGACCGTGCTGGCGCTGCAGAGCGCGGCTGGGCACGGAGACGTTACGGTTGCCGGCACCTACCTCGCGGCGGCCGGCTACGAGAGCTACCAGGCGCTGGTGGACGTATCGGCCGGCGAGGGCGAAGACGGCCCCGAAGTCTACACACTCACCTGGAAAGGCACCGTCGCCACAGCGTAAGGAGCTACCACTATGGCTGCTGTACTGAGATTCGACAACATCGACGTGGACGGGACCGCCGTAGCCGAGACGGAGTTTGTGTCCGGTTCGGGCCGGCTCACGCTGACCGGCGATGACGTGACCACAACCACTGCGGACGGGCGCATCCAGCACGACCGCCGCATCCTGAACCTGCGCGCGGAGTGCTCGCTCTATGGCGACTACAACAGCCTGGAGACCGACAACGGACTCGGCGTGGTGTGCCAGTTCCTGCGCGGCACGAGCACGGTCAAGACCGCCACCATGGCGGTGTCGGTTGTGGTCTCCGGCGACGTGGCGGACAAGCAAAGCCGCGTGTCGTTTGTCGGTGATGCGGGCTGAGTAGATCCACCCCAGAGCACAGGAGAGCAACAGATCATGAGCTACCACGGCATACCGATCCGGCTGGTGCCGGACAACCCCGAGACGCACGAGCCGGAGTCGACTTACGAGACTGTCGTGTTCGCCACCCTCCGGCGCTGCCCGAAGCTCACCAAGCTGCTGAAGACGTACAACACCAAAGACGTGGCGGACGACGCGGCGCGCATGAAGGCCATCCTGGCCAAGCGCGCGATCCTGCAGGCGGAAACGCCCGAGGCTGTGGACGCCGCGGCAAAGGTGGCCGAGGCGGCATCGGCGGCAGCGGAGCAGGCAACGGCCGATCTGGCGAACGTGGTCCACGAGTTTCTGTTGGCAGGCTTCGTCGGCGCCGGCTACACCGATGACCAGGCCGAGCGCTACGCGTCCATGGTGCCACCGCAACGCCTGGCCGAGATCAAGGCCGCGGCTCTGGTAGGCTCCGGCCGACTGGATTTTACGAAGGCTCTGCCGGGGGCCTGACCCCTGCAGAGCTGTGTTACGCTGTGGCTGAGTCGCGATACTGGCGGGCGCGCGCGATAAGCCTCGGACTGCCGCCCGATGCGGACCCCGCCGACGTGATGCTGGTACAGGGCGGCGAAATGGGCGGGATTGAACCGGCGCGCAAAGTAGTGGACGAGTACAACCGAACCGCGCGCGTGCTGCAGGCAGAGCTGGCGAAGGAGCAGCGAAAGGAAGCCGATGCCGCTTCGTAAGCCAGTGTCGTTCACCGAAGCCGAGTCCTACCTGAAGGCCCGCCAGGACCGCCCGACCGCGCTCAATTCCACCCAGTATCTGACGCTGTGGGACAAAGAGGCCCGCCGCAAGGCGTTCTTTAGCGCCCGCGTCGCATCTGCCGATATCCTGGCCGAATTCCACCGGCTGACCCAAGCCGTAGTGGAAGGCCGGGGCAGCCAGACGCAGGCGGTCGAGCTGATGCGCGAGTTTCTGATGACGGACGGGCGCTCCGCACTGGAGAGGGGCGGGTGGATGATGCCCCGCGAAGCCGAGGGCAAGCTCACCGAGCTGGCGAGCACGCGCCGGCTCAACCTCATAGTCTACCAGAACGTCAAGATTGCGCAGGAAACGGGCAGCTATCAGCAGTGGGCACAGGTACGCGAGGACGTGCCCTATGGCCAGTGGCAACTGGGCTACTCGGAGGAGCACCGGGCCGAGCACGTTGCACGCGACGGGCGTATCTACCCCTTCGATCATCCAATCTGGACGGTGAGCCCGCCCGGCAGCGAGTTCAACTGCCATTGCTACCGGCGCGAGATGACCGCCGCGGAGGCGCGCGCGTCCGGTGCGACCATTGAGCCTGTAGACGCCGACGTGCAGCCTGGGCTGGTGGACTTCGACCCCAGCGGGGGCCTGGACCTGCCGCCCGTGGTCAAGGAAGACCTGCCGCCGGATTTGCGGGCCGAACTGCGCAAGGCGCTGGGCATGGAGAACGAAGAAGAGGCGCTCGCGCGACGGTATCGGCGCGAAGTCAGAACGGCTATCGCCGCCCCGGTAGGAAGCGACCCGACCGAAATAGCGCGGGCAGCGCTTGACATGGCCACAGTAGACGCGATGCCATTTGAACAGGCAAAGCGCTTTGCATCGGCGGTTCGCCAATGGAAGGGCAGCCTACGCCTGTATGACGTGGGCACAGAGGTCGTGGGGCACCACCTGGCAACCCTTAAACGCGTGCCGCCCGCTATGAGGCGTGCCGCCATTGAAGGGTCTGGTACTATCCATATTGGCGCACGTCCCGTTACTGGCTTTCATGGCATGGCGCATCTGAAAGGTGTTACACCAAGGGGATGGGAGGGAACGGGGTATACGTGGGACGATGTTGGCGGCGCAGGTCCAGACAGAAAGGGAGCTGGCACGTTCATTGGCGCGGATAGGTTTTATGGCGGGTCTCGTGACACTACGGCACTACATGAACTAGGGCACGCTGCCGATGTGGTTACCAAAAGCGTCGAGAATGCTACCGTGGAGCACCAGCGCCGCCTGTATGACAAGCTGGACGGCTATTTCCAGCAAGGCGGGCCGGGCGGCCAGGTTGGAGCACAGGAGCTAGCGGCACAAGGGATGGCGCAATACTTGAAATGGGGGCATGACTATGTTAAAGTTAACTATGACCGACCCTTTGCTACTCTCATGGCAAGGGCGGTGCGGGGCGCGCTATGGAAGTAATGCCCAATGGCATGATAGTCGAAACCCGGCGAGTGTCCGCCGCGGATGTTGTCGGCGATTTACGTATAGAAATCCCGATACGCTCTTTGCTTACAACGACCGCCGGCAAGCAGCGGCTGTTGGCACTGCCCCCCGAGCAGTACGCATATCTGCAAGCCAAGTACGGCGTTCTATTGCCTGCTCGGCCGTCCTCGCGCTAACCGCAGACGCCTTGTGCGCTTCCGGCCTGGCCAGCGCGCACGACCACGCCCGCCCCTACCCCGGCGACAACGGCATCCGCTTTGAGCCGGTGACATCCGCGCCGCCAAAGCCGCAGCCGACGAAGGTATAGCACCATGGCCACCCGCAACACCATCGCCGTCCAGATCGACGCCGAGACCGCGTCGGCTCACGCCAAGGTCAAACAGCTTGACTCGCAACTGCGTGCGCTGAAAACTGCCGGCGGTATAGGCGGGGCTGGAACCGGCCTGGTCAACATGCTTGGCAACTTGGGCGGCGGCACGGGGTCGCTAAAGAGCATGACCGGGCTGCTCGGGCTGGTGCCTGGGCTGTTCGGCGCAATCGGTACGGCCGGCAAGCTCGCATTCGGCGCAGTGAGTACCGTTGTACGCGGCGCGGCAAGCCTCATTTCCGGCGCGTTCAGTCTGGCGGTGACCGGCGCAAAGGTGCTGCTGGGCGGCCTGGCAGCGGCTACGGCAGCCACGTTTGCCGCGGTCTATGCCGGCATGAAGGCGCTGGCACCGGCCGCGGCAAAGGAGATGTCTCTGGCCCAGTGGGACGTGCTGCTAGGCGGCATGGACAAGGCAAAGGCGCGGTTCCAGGAGCTGGAGACGTTCAACCTCGCCACGTCCTTCCAGACCGAGGAAATCGACGCCGCTTCCCGCCAGATGCAGGTGTTCGGGTTCTACAGCCTGCGCAACCTGACCGCCATCGGCGACGCCGCAAGCGCGATGCACCGCAACATCGTGGACGCCGTAAGCCCGCTGGCCCGGCTGCGCCAGGGCAGCTTCCAACAGGAAATGATGGCCCCGCTCGGGCTGTCACGGGACATCCTGGCCCGCGAGGGCGTCAAGTTCGGCAAGCAAGGCAACATGATTACGCCTGGGCCGGAAGCGTTCGACGCGGTAATCGCCATGTGGGAACGCACCATGGGCGGCATGGCGGCAAAGATGGCACTCACCTGGGAAGGCGTGCTGAGCAATATCAAAGACGCATGGACCCGGCTGTGGCAGTACGCGGGCGAGGGACCGCTGACCCGGATCAAACCCGCGCTGACCGAGGTGTTCACGATCATCAATGCCATGGCCGACCGCTTCAAAGGCTTCGACCTGCCCTGGCTCGACAAGCTCACCGTGGGCCTGAAGGTGGCGGGCAAGCTCATGGAGGACCTGTCCGACGCCGGCAAGCGCGGCCGGGCCATGGAGTTGGGAACAGCCGCAGTCAAGGCCACTCCCGGCTACCTGTTCGGCACAAAGAACGCGGCCACCGGCGAGCGCGAAGGCGGCATGGTGCAGGCGCTGGCGGCCGGGCTGGGCGCCGGCTTGAATAAGTTGTTGTTGGGCCTGCCTGTCGTGTTCGGGGTGCTTGGCAACATCCTCGCCGGGGCCTGGCGCTTTGGCGTGGCGCTGTTTGCCGAGGTATGGCATGGCCTGAGCATGGAACTGCGGGACAAACTGGTGGCGGCCATAAACCCGGCAGAAAGACTGCGCCAGCAGAGGGACTTCGGCATAGTCCTTGCGGACGAGGTGCAGCTTGCGGCAAGAGGCTTCCCCGAGCGGCGCAAGGCAGCAGACGAGTATGGCGAGTCGCTGGCGTTCGACCTGAAGTGGTTTGACGTTAACCCCCTACAGCATATCCGCGGCAAAAAGAGTACCGGGCTAAAGAAGGCCGGGTTCAACGTGCCCGGCATCATGGAGGCGGCAAACCAGCGTTGGGCGACCCAGCGCGGATATTCGACCGGTGCCGGCACCTACGGGCTGGGGACCGCCAAGGCCGAAGAGGTACGCATGCAGGCAGAGCAGGGCAAGGCGGCCGGGCCGCTGCTTGAGATTGCCAAGAGTGTCGGGACCGCGGTATGGGATGCCTACACCGCGAAGGCGCCAAACGCACCCGCGGAGTATTCGGCGCTGGCCACGTTTGCCGACCTGGGCGGGCGGACCAAGGTTGCAACACGCGAAGCGTCGGATGAGAAGTACTGGAAAGACTTCAACGCGCGCAACGATGCAGCCCGAGCTGCCACCAAGCCGCAGCGCAGTGCGGCGGGCGACTCGTCTGCGGCGGTCAGCAAGGAGCTTGGCGCGTTCTTCGGCCCTCTGGACGACATCATGTTCGGGCCGTTGAAAAAAAGCAACGCAGCGCTGGGCATGGAGGTATCGGCAAACACGGCAGAGGCACGGTCAAACACGAACGCCATCGGTGGCCTTGTCGGCGCCATGCAGGCGGCGGCGGTGGCCGGAGCCAAGAGCATAGGCATGCCGCCAGACTTTGCGGCGCAGATGGGGCGCACGCCTGGCCAACGTGCCAAGAAAGAGCGCGACCAGCGTCAGGACGCCGATATCAAGGAGAAGATGGGGCGTCTCGAAGCGGGTAAGGCGGTCAGCTTCACGACGCCGGAGAAGCGACGCATCAAAGAGCTTACCGGCAAGGACGTACCCAAGCCGGATTGGCAGATTGAACAGGAGCGGGTGCGCCCGTCCCCAACCCACAAGCCAGGCATGCCGGATCGGCCAGACCCCCGCCCCGTCAATCTTGGGCTTATGCGGCATATGGACCAAAGCCGCATTGACATGCGCGAAGACAACCCCGGCGGGCGCAAGGTCGCCGGCGGCTTCGAGACGATGCTGGCAGACTTCCGCAAAATGACCATCAACGTGAACAGCATCATGCAGGCTCTAGACCGCATGTCCCGCATGCAGGCAATAGGGTAACACGACCATGGCTTTCCTCACCGCAGGCGCTCCGAATACGGCAGAGGACGAAATCGGCCCGTGGTCAGAGTACGAGTACGGCTGGTATCTCTCGGGCGCCTGGACGTGGAGCCAGCAGAAGCGTGCGATTTCGACCTACCGCGTCTACTACGTCGTAGACGACACCGGCGGCGAGGTCCCAAACGCGACCTGGACCGTGGGCGCCGCAACCTACAATCTGCGCAGCTCCGGTCCCGAGCTGCAATACCTCGACAAGCGCGGCATCTATGTCTGCGTGTATGAGCTGATTGGCGATTGGACTCCGGTGTGACATGGCCATCCGTGAACGCGTCAAAGATAACTGGATTGCCAAGAACAGGATGTTCTGGCCAATCTCGCAGGCCCTCAACCGCGCGGCAAAATGGTGTAACGGTTTCGACGCGCGCCCGCCGCTGATCGTAACGGGCGTAGGCTATGGCGTCCATTTGACATTCGAGCCCTGGGAGACGCCCTTTACTCACCCGTGGCGGGCCTACAGCAGCGAGACTTCCGGCAAGATCAACGTTCGCGGTGGAACCGTCAACGACGGCTATTCTCTCAATGTCGTTACCGCGCTGAGCAATGAGACGCCCAGCGACGGGTGGAAATGCTGGCTGCGGGTCAAACACTATTACGATACGACGGTGGCGAGCGAGTACGTCCTGGTCACGGGTACGGGCGCCTGGCCCACAGACACCCACAATTCGACTGCCATGGAAGTGATTCAGAAGGCGGCCGAGATCGACGGCACTACGCTATATCAGTATCTGTATGAGGACCAGTTCATACCGCGCATCAATCCGCCGCTGCCAAGCACTTCCAACGTGTGGTTTCTGACGGCGATCAATGGCGTGATCCAATGGGTGCAATCGGGGACGTGCTGAGGACGTATGAGCCAGCCGTGGACCATATCGCACAGCGGCCAGACGTTTGCGCTGGTGAATGGCGACGGCGCGCCGGTGTACGATGACCACTGCTGTTGCTCGCAATCTCCTAGCCCGAGC